GCGCCAGTATCAGCGCGAATACGACGAAGATAAGAAAGCGTATCGCCAATCACCGCGCCACGATTGGACTAGCCACCCTAGTGACGCTTTCCGAATGCTTGCGGTATCATACGCAGAACAGGCTGACAAGACCCCGACCCTTGAGCCTAAACCGCTGATCGTCGGGCCAGAGAACACCGTAACTCTTAACGATATGTGGGCGGTTCACGACCGCCAAGGCTCTCGGAGGGCAAGGATATGACCGCGATTAGTCCGACTCGGAACAATTACGTTGCCATTGCCGCGACGAGCAGCAGCACGTTTGGCACCGTTGGCGCGTACCTGCACAGCGTTGTTGTCAACGTGCAGAGCAACACCGAAGCCACCTGCATCGTCAGCGATAACGGCGTCACCCTCGTCAGCATCCCGGCCACGCAGGCCGCTGGCGTGTATGTGATCCCGTTGGAAGTTGGCACCAAGGGCCGCATTACCGCGACTTGCTCGGGTAACTCCAACTGCCGCGTTGTCGGCTTGTTCAGCGATTACGTATGAACCGTAAGCCGGGGCTGTACGCGAACATTCTCGCCAAGCAAGAGCGCATCAAGGCTGGCTCGGGCGAGCGTATGCGTAAGCCCGGTGACCCCGGTGCGCCGACTGCCAAGGCGTTCCGCGAGTCAGCCAAGACGGTCAAGAAGGAAAACAAGTGAGCGCAGCGTGGCAGCGTAAGGCAGGCAAGAACCCGAAAGGCGGTCTAAATGCCGCTGGTCGTGCCTCTTACAAAGCCGAGACGGGTGGCACGTTGAAGCCCCCGGTAAAAGCTGGCGACAACCCCCGCCGCGCCTCGTTCCTCGCCCGCATGGGCAATATGCCGGGGCCGATGGAAAAGAACGGCGAGCCTACGCGCTTGGCTCTTGCCCTCAAAGCATGGGGCGCAGGCAGCAAGGCAGAGGCCAAGGCAAAAGCCAAGGCAATCAGCAGTCGTAACGAGAGGAAAGCCTGATGGACGTATTGGTACAGCCAGAACTGAACAAGTACCTCCGCATCATTGGGCAGTACGACAACGAATTTGCCAAGTGGCAGGCACGTACCAAGAAAATCATCAAGCGTTACCGCGACGATACCCGTGGGCAGACGCTGACCGAATCGGCCAAGTTCAATATCCTCTGGTCAAACGTGCAGACGCTACGCCCTGCCGTCTACGCCAAACTTCCCAAAGCTGACATTGGCCGCCGTTTTGGTGACAACGACCCCGTTGGCCGCGTGGCAGGACAACTGCTAGAACGCGCCATTGATTTTGAAATTGAGCATTACCCCGATTACCGCTCAACTATGTCTTACTGCGTAGAGGATCGGTTCCTCGGTGGACGCGGCACGGCGTGGGTACGTTACGAACCGCACACCGCCCCTATCGGCATTGAGGATGACGGCGTATCGGTTACCGGCGACATTGAGCAGGGCGAGGGCGCACCGCCGCAGATGGAGCGCATAGAGTACGAATGCGCCCCGGTGGATTACGTTCATTGGCGTGACTTTGGTCACAGCACCGCCCGCACATGGGAAGAAGTCGGACAGGTATGGCGCTGGGTTTACATGACCCGCGAGGCGCTCGTAGAGCGGTTTGGCGAGGAAATGGCGGCCAAGATACCGCTAGACCAAGGCCCAGAACCGCTAAACGCTTACAACGAGAACAAGCGTCTTTATAACCGCGCAAAGATTTGTGAACTGTGGGACAAGGAAACCCAAAAGGTTTACTGGTTCTCCAAGGGTATGCCGCAGATCATTGATGTGCGTGACGACCCGCTCGGCCTTGAGGGTTTCTACCCCTGCCCGCGCCCGCTGTACGCCACCACGACTAGCGACACGCTCGTACCCGTTCCCGACTTTGTGCTGTACCAAGATCAGGCGATGGAGTTGGACATCCTCTCCGACCGCATTGACGGCTTGGTGAAATCGCTACGTGTACGTGGCGTATACGACGCCAGCCAGCCTGCCCTGCAACGCCTAATGACGGAGGGCGACAACAATGCACTTATACCAGTTGATAAGTGGATGGCTTTCAGCGAGAAGGGCGGCCTTAAAGGCAGCATTGACCTTCTCCCGCTGGACACGCTCGCCAACGCCCTCCTCAACTGCTATCGCGCCCGAGAGGACATCAAGAGCCAAATCTACGAAATCACGGGCATTGCAGACATCATCCGAGGCGTCTCGGCAGCCTCGGAAACGGCCACGGCGCAGCAAATCAAAGGCCAGTACGCAGGATTAAGACTGCGCTCCATGCAGGAGGAGGTGGCGATGTTTGCCGCCGAACTCATCCGGCTGAAGGCGCAGGTCATGTGTATGCACTACCAGCCAGAGACGATTCTGGCGTATGCCGCTGCTAACCAGATGACGCCAGCGGATCAACAGTTGATCCCGCAGGCGCTGGAACTGATCCGCAACAAGCCGTTGCGTAGCTTCCGCATAGACATTGCCTCCGACTCGCTTGTGATGCTGGATGAAAACCAGAACAAGCAGGATCGGCTGCAATTCTTACAGGCGTTTGGTGGGTTCCTAGCCCAAGCACTCCCGGTTGGTCAGGCGTCACCCGAGATGGTGCCGATGATGATGGAGTTGCTGCGCTTTGGTATGCAGGCGTTCAAGGCCGCTCGCCCGATTGAGGGGCAGATTGACGCAACCTTGCAACAGTTGGCACAAGCCGCCCAACAGCAGCAGCCTGATGGCGAGCAACAGGGCAAGCAAGCCGAGTTGCAGCAGAAGGGTCAAATGGAGCAGGGCCGTATGCAGATGGAGGCGGCGCTACAGCAGGCCAAGCTGCAACAGCAGATGCAGATGGAGCAGCTGAAGAACCAGACCAAGATGGCGATGGAGCAGCAGAAGCAGCAGTTTGAAGCGCAGTTGGAAGCCATGAAGCTGCAAAGCCAGCAGGAAGCGGCCAAGTACAAGGCCGACATGGACGCCCAGACGCGGCTCATCATCGCGCAGATGAACAAAACCCTACCCCCAACCACGTTTAACCAATGAAACGCACCTACGTTTTTATTGATGGCGAGTTTGTGGAGCGTCGGAAGGACGCCAAAGGGCAATACCACTACGTTCAGCCAGACATTCAGCCATACAAAAGCATGGTTGACGGCAGCATGATCACCTCACGCTCGCAGCACCGCCGCCATTTGAAGGCGCACGGTTGTGAGGAGGTAGGCAACGACGATCCCGCTAAACACATACGGCAGGAAAAGCAGTCAAACGAGCGTTTGGAGCGCCTCAAGTACGAGGTAAACAATCGCATGACCAACGAACAAGCTGACCGAATCATCAGGCAGTTGCGCCAAGAGATTAATTTCACCAATCCCCACAGGAGAGGCTAATGGACGTTGAGAATCAGGAAGCCCCACAGGCTGAACCGATTGACCGCAGGGCAATGCTGGAGGAACAGCTTGAGGCTGCCGAGCGTGGCGAGCCGATTGAGGCCAGATCACGCGATGAGGGCGGCCGTTTCGCTAAACCCTCCAAAGTTGAGGCAGAACCCGAGGTAGAGGAAGAAGAACCGCCGGTATGGCGTCGTCCTCCTGCGTCGTGGAAAAAGGATTTCCATGAGGTTTGGCAGAAAGCCGACCCCAAGATGCAGGAATACGCATGGCAGCGTGAGGAGCAGATGCGAGCGGGCGTGGAACCGCTGCTCTCCAAGGCGCAGTTTGCCGATGCGATGCAGGAAGCCATCAGCCCTTACATGAACACGATTCAAGGGCTTGGCTTGCAGCCAGAAAAGGCTGTTGCCGCGTTGATGGAAGCTGACCACAAGCTCCGTAACAGCGACCCGCAGACCAAAATGCAGTATTTCGCGCAGTTGGCGCAGAGCTACGGCATCAACCTAGGCGCAATGCAGGGGCAAGCCCCCACAGCAGCGCCAAACAGCGTTGATCCGATGGTCTACCAACTGCAAAACGAACTGAACAAAGTCCGTGGCGAGGTCATGGGCTGGAAACAGCAGCAGGAAATGGTGGAAAACCAGACCCTGCTCAACGAGATCAACCAATTTAGTTTGAAGGCCGATCATTTTGAGGAAGTCCGACCAACGATGATTCAGCTTCTACAGAGCGGAGTCGCGCAGACGTTGGATGAAGCCTATGATAAGGCCATTCGGCTTGACCCGACCTTGTTTGAACAGACGCTAAAAGCCCAACAGGCTGAAGTGGCTGCAAAACAGGCGAAGGAGGCCAATCGGGTAGCGAAAACTGCCCGCGCAGCAGCGGTGAGCGTCAGAAGTGCCACACCCGGCCCAAACACGGCTCCCAAGGCAGCAAACCGTCGCG